CTACTGACAGTTTGGGTCGAATTTTTCGCTCAATAACCCGGTCAGCTTTACCTTATAGCAGTCGATGAGGTCTTGCAGTTCCGCGCCTGAAAGGTCCTTTCCACCCCCGGTTGCGATGCTGTAGTAGTGGTCGAGCCCCTTCAGCCCATAGCGCCTAATCATCTCAACTGTGTAGAGGATCAAGGCTCCATGCTGGTACTTGTTGCAGCGGATACACTGTCCATTGATATTCCATTCAGAGAATCGTACCGCCGGATATGTCCCGGCAGGGAAGAAATGTCCGGCAGTCGATTCTTTGAAAGGAAGCCTCTCACCACAGGTCACGCACTTTACCCACCACTGGCCATCCTCATAGTACGCATCCCGAAGGCGGATATACTTATGGAGGATTACCCTTAACTTTCGCTTGAGCGCCGCTTTTGTCTCAGGCTTCTTCTTTGCTACAGCCTTAGCCATGAGCGCTCACAACCTTCGATCGATCCGATACCTTCCTCTTTATCATCTCCATGAGGCTATCCGGGTTGATATGGATGAACTGCTTTTCATACTCCTTCTTGTGCGCTTCGACTCTCGCCCTATTCCCAATATCGCTCAAGGCAAATCCGCACTCGAAACAGGACGTCGCCGTTCCGAGGGGGATTACCGCGTCGCATACCGGGCAATGAGAGACTTTCGGCTTTTCTGCGACGACCAAGGATTTCCGATCAGGCTTTACATGTTCCAGCCATCGTTGGCTTGGGCCTAAGAAGGTTGCGGGCATGAGGGTGTACTGCATATCTTCCCCCTCTCTAGCCTTAGCGTAATTTCTGGCAGCAGCCATCATGTCAGCAGTCGAGCAACCATTCTTCACGTTGATCATGTATTGCTCATATGCTTTGACTTTCCCCTCCCTGCGGGGATACGCAGCCCAAAACTCTTCGAAGTCTCGCGGGTACTCTTTTTCACCTCCTCGCTTCACTGTATCTGCGATTCGCTCTTGCGGTTTTCGCCTCTTCATCGGCATTGCCGCCAAGGAATTCCCTATTCGTTTATTAAGCTCCTCGCACCAAAATCCTTCGCCGTCCTCCTGGAAAAGGTTTGCCTCCACCGCCGAAGCGATGAAGGCTTTCACCTTTTCAGGAGTTGAAAAACACTGATGTGCGATCCCTTTGAGCTGAGAGTAGGAAAGGCGATGGTCAGGAGCATCCCCAAGCATTTCAAAAAGGAGCCACATGAAGCCGTAATACTCAGGGCCGCCATCGAGAAGCGGCCCCTGGAACTCAAGAGAGGTCCGATCATTGAGGTAATGCGCTATGAATATGCCGCTTCCCATCGTTTCATCCTCCTTGCGGTCAGCTCACCTTCAGGTATTCGTTCGGGACTAGGGCGGCACCGGGGATTTCACCACCGCCTGAGAGGACTTCGAATATTCTGCCCTTGTCCGGGCTCAAGACTTCTTTTCTCACAATGTAGTCGCCGGGAATGATCGCTTCATTGGAGATAAGGACCGAGGGCTTTGAATTAACCCGCATGAGTTTGAAGATTCCCGCCTGGCAGACTTTCGTCTCGGTCATCTGCATATTCCGGCGAAGGTACTCTTTTAGCCATTCGACTTTCTTCTCCTTCGCTTTCCTCGCCTTATAAAGCCGTTCCTCCTCCTGCTTGTATGTCGTCACCTCCCCTTCTGTCATCTTCACGATCTTCATAACGCCCTCGGCCTTATCCTCGAAGCGGGCTTTCACTTCCTCCAAAAGCTGCACCATCGCCTCGGCGTCGTCGGCGCTTTCAATGTCCATATCGAGCACTTCCTGGAAGTCGTTCGTGATTTCATAGAGTTTCGCCATTATTTGTCCTCCTTCAGGTCTACCTTGCATGATTCAAAGAACTGCGTGACATCCTCAGGGGTAAGCACTACCCGGCGTCCAATCTTGTGATGCGGAAGCTTCCCTTCACGCTTTTTTCTGTTGATCGTTGATACCGACACCCCAGCCTTCTTTGCGAGTTCTTTAATACTCATGAGCTTTGTTTCCATCCGATGCCTCGCCACCCTCTTTAATAGAAGAAATAGGCGCTCCTATTGCAGAAGCGCCTTTTACATTCATGATCCTCAAAATGGGATATCATCATCGAAGCCATCCGAAAGCGGTTTCTGGGGGTTAGGGCTTACCGTCACCCCAATACCGCTTTGCGCCCTTGCTTCCCTGGAACCGAATACCGCCGCGACTTGCGCATCTACCGTGCTCCGATAGCCGGGAGGTACCGAATCCGCGCCGTAAGTCTCGCCCTCTTCCTGCTTTCTCGAATCCAGAAGGCTCACATCAGCGACATCGAGCTTGAATCGGGTTTTCTTCTGCCCATCCGTTCCTATCCATGACTCCTGTTTTAGGGTGCCATGGAAGCCGACCTTGCAGCCCTTCTTGAGATACATGGACAGCTTAGGCCCCCGGTCCCCCCAGAGCTGGCAATCCATGAAAAGTGCGGGATCTTCCTTATTCCAGGAGGGATTCGAGGCCACCGTAAACTGCGTTACCGCCTTCCCGGTGGGAGTCGTTTTCACCTCCGCATCCCTCGTGAGCCGCCCTATGCCGATGAAAAGGCTCATATCTGCCATTTACGCCACCTCTTCGGTAGTGTTGCATGTTACAGAAGTATTGTTAGGTATAGCATTAAGGATTTTCATGTAGAGCCTGGAAAACCACTCAGGCGCATGATCCTTGCGAATCTCGGCTTCCGCGAAGTCTTTGATGTTCTTCTCAAGGACATCGCCATACTTCTCAAGGGTCGCTTTTATCTCGATCACCTCAGGCATCGCTTCAAGCTTCTTCTGCAACATGATCGTTTCATCGAGCCCGGTATTGAGCCAGGCAACAAGCTCTTTCCCGAACTCCATGCCGGGCTTCGTAAGCAGTTTGTCCTGGAACATTCCTGTACGGTCCTTAATGACGTTCGCGATGTGCTCGGTCGAAAGCTCAAGGAGCATATCGAACTCGTACTCGATGCCCTTTCCCTGCTCGGGAGCCAGGCCGACACGGACAGGCCGGGACTTGCCGCGATCATCCTGAGTAGTCTGCCACTCGGTCTTGCTGCGCATCGTGGCCATGATATGGCAGGGGCAGGAGAGAATGGCGTTCACCAAGGCTCGTTGTTTCGGCGTCCCTTCAGACCAGGCCGACCAGGTATTCCCCCTATACTTGGCATTCGCAAGCTTCTCGACCTCCTCCAAAAGGTCCTGCCATGCGTGAGTCAGGGAATCGATGATGAGAACGGAGTATCCGGCTTCCCCCGCTTCCTGGATGAACTGCACGTACTCTTCTATCGATTTCTTCTCCAAATCCACGACATCGAACTCGAACTTGTCAGCGTACTTCGATGCCGATCCTCGTTCCGAGTCGATGACAGCTACCTTCCCGCCGATGCCCTTAGCAATCGAAAGCGCTGAGTAAGTCTTTCCTGCCCCGGAAGGACCAAAGAGCGCACAGCGAAGCTTTGATTTGGACTTTACCGCTTTTTGAAAACCCATCTATACCTCCCCAGAATTACGCCGCAACATCGAGCTTGCGGTATCGTTTTGCGAGCGCTGAATCATCCATTGTGATCCATTCCCGCACTGTCTCAGGCCGCCATGCCCTGCGGCCATTCAAGATTCCATCCTCCTTTCCCCCATTGGGCTGTTTCCAGGCATCCCGAGGCCTGGCGATCGAGTTGTACTTGACCCCTTTCAGGCGGCAAGCTTCTGGCAGATAGATCCACGCATCCGGCCATTCATTGGTCTTTACTCCTTCATTTTTCTTCATAAGGAATTACCTTCAAGTTTCCATTCTCAAGATAAAGCGCCACTTTTACACCTTCCTCCTTTTCAATTGCTCTCATGAAGACTTCTGGTACCCTAAGGGTATATTTAGGCTTTCCGTTCACGCGCGAACAAAGAATTTTTGCATCCGTCAGCCACATGCTATTCACGTATGTATCTCCTCGACACACGTTTGTATAGTAAACATGAATCAAAGACAAGTGATTTTTTATAGTTTTTGAAGCAAGGTGAAAATAATATATGAAAATTTTTATATTGTATTACCATATGGATTTATAATGTTTTAACCCATTAATGGCTCTATAATGGTTCTTGGTTGGCTCTATTTTAGCATTAATCTTGAACTACTTATGTATTGACATCACATTACTTTTGTATGTATTGTATTTCAGCATCATTAAATGTATCTAAGGGGTATACTATGGTAAAAGATGAAGCGCTAAACCCATACCTAAAGAACCTCGAAGTAGCACTTGAGCGTATCGGTAGAACGAAGAAATGGCTTTCTCTTGAGTGTGGCTTATCTGGCTCAGCAGTCGGGAACTTGTTCTTGAGGAATCAATACCCTTCTGTTAATACTGCAGCGATCATATCAACGGTCTTAGGCTACCCCATCGAACAGATGTTGAAAGGCGATGTTAAGCACTATCAGCCTGCCGGAAAGTCAAAACGAGAGCTGATGACCAATAAGATTGTTGGAATTTGCCAGGAACTTGACGAGGATGAGCTGGAATCGATTCAGTCTATTATGAGAGGTATTGTTGACTTCCGACGTCTTGCGAAATAGGATATGTATAGCAGTGTTAGGCTTGTCCAATACTCTGCCCCTGTTTTGCTGCCCTCCAGTGCGTCCAGCTGGAGGGCTTTTTTATGCTTAACTTTTCCGCTTTTTTCGCATCGGTTTTAGCGCATCTGCAACCAGCCCAATAGTCATTTTCTCATACAAATCAAATAAATACTGAACTCTATCAAGCTCATTTGTAAAAGGTTCTTTTCGATAGCATTTATCTACGGCAGCATCAAGTACCTTATGGGCCTTACGCAGGATCGCAGGCATTGTCAGTGGATCATAAAGAGTAGCTAATGAAGATCCAGAGAACTGTGCGCGTATATTAAGAACGCTCTGTGCAGCTACCTCTACTGCTTCTTGATGTGCCTTCGTAAGTTCGGCAGGCCAAGGGTAATTATTATAGACTAATCCATTAGAGTACCGGTAATCACTTTTTAGGCGCCCACATACTTGCCGCATCCAAGCCATATGCATATGTGATTGAAGTATTCCAAAATGATAATATGTTGCTCCAGGTATAATAAGGTTTAGATTACTTGCTATTACATCTGGTTTCATAAAGCCTATAGGGATATAATCTCGCCTTTCAGATGAAACCGATGGAATCAACAAATATTCAGTTTCTTCGTGGCTAATGAATGCAAATAGGTATGGAATTTGTGCTAACTGTCTCGTTACTTCTCGTTTACTTGACAACCGGAACTGCCTTACTTCTTCAAGTCGCTTTCTTATAAAGCTTGATTTTAAAATTTTTTCAGGATCAGCATCGAGAAGCCATAAGCAATATCGTGTTTTATTATTAATAAACTCATCTGCTCCAATATAAGGCCTAATATACTTGCTTATTGATGGCTCATCTTGTAATACCTTCTCACATTCTTCCTCAGATAAAATCAATCCTCCACCATCAATTGGTTGATTCCCAAATTTAATCTGCGGCACTTTACATATTGGTGAATTTGCATTTCTTATAATAAGATTTCGTGAATCTACAAGATAAGGATTAATGTTTTTTGCTGAACGAGCAATAGCCTCGCCTTTTATATCTGGATAATCATAAATAACCTTACTTTGTCTATCATAAATAGCGAATCCTATGATTACACAATATACAGCGGCAACACCTCGCGCTTCATTCATCCATTTGAATGTTCTATGCGCAAAATTTATTCGAGAACCTTTTACGAGAAGATAACTCCACAGAATTCCAACCTGTTCACCTTGTGTAATAGAATTTGTAGATACAAAGGCACATTCAATAGTTGTTCCTTGTATATAATCAATTGCTTTTACATACCATGCAGATACAAGATCAAGAAGCGCATAATTTTGAACATGCCCCATTGCGTATTCAACATCTGAGCGCTGATCCAGAGTCAGCATTTTTGAACCTACAAAAGGCGGATTTCCAATAATGTAATTAAGCTTTTCAGGAGAGATTATCTCTTTCCAGTCAAGGCGTAAAGCATTTCCACATATTATATGTGGTGTAGAAGTCAATGGAAGATGGACAAAATATTCAACAAATTCTTCAGAAAGACGTACGTTCATCAAGTGGTCCATAATCCAAAGCGCCGTTCGGGCTATTTGCGCAGGGAATTCTTCTATTTCGATTCCATACATATTTTCAACATCAATACCTCGATAACGATCAAGATCCAAATACTTCTGCTTTTCAAGCCGTTGAATTTCCTTATGTGCTTCAATTTCTAAAATTCTTAGTTCTCGATATGCGAGTATAAGGAAGTTGCCACATCCACATGCAGGATCGAGAATACGTGTAGTTCTAATCAGCTCAAGAAAAGAGTTCAATTTCCCAACATTTCCACGAGCCTTTTTTAATATTTCTATATATTCATCAAGAAAAAGTCCATGAATTGTCTTCATGATGTTCTTTTCACTTGTGTAATGAGCCCCCAAATTTCGCCGTGCTTCAGCATCCATGACTGATTGAAAAAGACTACCAAATATTGCTGGCGATACACGACTCCAATCAAAATGACAACATTTCATAAAAATTGCTGCCATTTCCTTATTAAAAGCTGGAAGCGGTAATATCTCTGCGAATAGTCCACCATTAACATATGGAAGTAAGGAGATTTCTGTATCGAGGGTCTTCATCCTTCGCTCATAAGGAGTATTCAATATTTGGAATACCTGAGCGAGAAGCGGTCCTAAATCTCTTCCATCCTCATGCGTATGAGCCTCAAGAAGCCATGAAAATTGATCCCTTGGAAAAATACCAGTGTCATCAGCGAAGAAGCAGAACATTATGCGAACAAGGAAAAGCTCAAGCTCATGCCCTATATAGCCGGCATCTTTCAACTCATCATGCAAGGCTCCCATGAGTTCCGCCGCTTCTATGTTTACAGGGTCTTCTGTCTTATATAATTTTTGTTCATATCCAAGTATAAAATTGAACCTATGAAGATTTTCATAAAGCGCTTCAAGAGGAAACTCTGTGTAAAGCGGAGTTTCACGGGCTTGATCAATTCTCATTTCAACAAAATCAAGTTGTGCTCCAGCTGCCCGATATGCAACTAAATCCATGATCCTAAATCGAGCAAAATCAGAAACAATTATAAACCTTGGAAGTTCATCTTCTTTTAAGCTACCAGAAACACAATAATCAAGAGCTTGCGTTAATGCCTTGTCAAGGTTTTCTCCACGGCTTTTATGTTCAACAAGAAGAGTGCCAGGCCAAAAATAATCAATAAATCCAACAGTATCCCGCAAAGTTTTTGCTCTTGCTTCAAATGCTCCTATGCGTTTAGAGGAAAGTCCAAAAATTGCAAAAAAGTCATTCCAAAATATTTGTTTTTCACTATTCTCACTCGAATCGTTTGCATGTTCATGAGAAAACTCTATTGCACGATGTTTTAATTCATTAGGAGTAAACAATTTGTCCTCCAATAGTGTATTTATATTAATCTTGTAATTGCGCTATTTAGAATTTAGTCTCCCTATACACGATCGCACTATTCAACAGACATCGCTTTTTGCTACGTAGACTTTAGCATACTGGTGTCAGACTCGCTAGTAAAAATGCCTATTTTGCATTTATACCGATATTATCGGTATAATCTAATATAGAAATTACTCTATCAATTGCATGAGATAGAGTAAATGCAACATGGGCTTTCCCATTATACTCTTTGATATACGCCTTCGTATGCTCCAAATGGCCTGGATAGCCCATAGTCTTGCAGAGCACCGAGCTAGTCAACTCTGCCACAATTTCACTAAAGGCGTAATCTTCGTTCTTCCCAGGTATCTCGTTGTCAATAGCATGCCCAAGCTCATGGAACCATGTTGTTACATCATCGGTCCCTAATACAATTTCCTTAGAATCTGGCTTGAAGAATCCATAGGCATCAACGGTTAGCCCTGGGCATACCTTCACTCCCAAGTGGTCGGCAACCGCCTTCAACGGCAGTTTATCAATTTCGAACCTCTTCCCTTCCATCCCTTCATACGGTAATGGCTCTCCTTCTGTCTGGTCAGATGCGAAAACTGGGCAGCATCGAAAGCCTACAAGCTTTGATTCCATCTCTTCGCCTTCCTCTTCAGTTGGTTTCTTTGCCATGACTGGTACAAGGATAAAAGCCGATTTCGCCCCCTTCTTCACCCTCCTCCCTACCTTGTTCCACTGATCAAACCCCCGGCAATCGAGGTTCATGGTTCGGGAAAGTACTGCCATCTTATTGAGCGACGACCATCTCATCGCCGGGACTTCAATGTTCATAGACTTATAGAACATGTTCTTCTCGACGAATTGAGCCAAGCCATCGCCTTCGATGTACTTCACCACACTATCCAGGGTGAGCCTGGCATTTTCAGTGAGTCCCATAGTATGTCTCCTTGAAGTGTTCTGATGTCAGAGGATAGAAAAGCCCGGCATGCCGCATGACATACCGGGCTTGCACATCCTATTTGCACAGGAAGTAGCTATTTCTTGACGGTAGGCATCATCACTGCTAGTCTTATTAAGCCCGCTGATTCCTGAGGCGATTCCCCAGGCTCGAAGGAGCGAAAGCCTATCGACGTTGCTCCTGTCGGCGGGCCCTTCATTATCAATATCCAAACATTCTTAGTCCGAGCGTCCCCAAAGAAACCCCGGCTCCAACCGTAAGTCCCAGATAGAGTCCCATCCAGAAACGGTTATCTTTGCTTGCCCAGGTTAATCTCTTGCCAAGCACCAAATTCCTCCTTATCACAGCTGAATGACACATCCGAAGCCTCACAAAGGGCTACGAAAGGCCCCGGCATATGGAATACACAATCCTGACAGAGATTGAGCGTTTTACGTTTCACCCATTGAAACTCATGCCCAATCACCCTAAAAACACGCCTGTAGTTGCTCATCAACTCTCCTGTATAATACCGTTGTATTGTTAGTACACTACTTATGTATTGTCAACAGGAAAATGAGCGCTGGTACGTTATTTACAGGGAACCCACCGAATCTTAGGAGGCCTATAGAGGTCGTCGGCATCATCGAAGGGAGTGCCGAAGGGCTTCTCAGGATCGGCGGTATAGGTTTCCTGCTGTACAGGAAAGAGCTTTTTAGCTGTCACCTTGACGACCTTCATATTCGGTTCCCACTTCTTTGAAGCCTCACTCCCGAGCCATTTGGCGATCCCGGCATTCGGAGCGATGATCGGGTAAATGCCTGTCCCGCCGCCTTTATAGTAGACTTCCACTTCGTACTTCATCATAAGCAAATTCCCTCCCTCTTTGGCTTAGTACATTAAATGTGCTTCTATTCTCGGAATAAAAAATCATCCATCATTGATATGACAGCATATCCTCTTAGCCTATTTAGGCTCAAAATAATTTTTAGGAGGTAATAGAAATTATTGCCGTATATTTTTTTCTTGCCTATGCATCGAATGTTGATGAGCCATTTAGATAATAAAGTGAGGATACGAAATACCGTATAGCTTTGAATGATATACAATTTTAAGGGGGAGTATAATTCTCCCCCTTTATTGCTCCCTAATTACTACTATAGCATGGCATCTTCATCGACCTTCTTGTAGAAATAGAAGGTGGGCATTAGGATAAAGCCTGATACATTCTTTGAGTAGTACCTAGGATCAGACGCAAAGTTGCGCTCTTGAAGCTCTTTGTAAATTTGCTGAGCCTCACTTATAGAATAAGTACGCCTTAGTAAAAAGCCACAATTAGCTTGTTTTATGTCTTTAGGAGTGAAATACTCAATGATTTCATCTATTCTTTCCTCTGGAAGCAACATTACAAGCCATTTTGAGTAATCACCCTTCTGGGCGCTAATCATAGCATCATATGTCTTGTCATGCCAAAAATCCTTGCTTACGATATTCCCTTTGACATATTCAACTAAAGAATCAACTTCATTCAAATAGTCATTTTTTAATACACTTTCAGTCATAAATTCTCTCCTATTGCCTAGAATTAGTTTCGAAAAAGTAGCCCCAACTAAAAATTAACCCTGAACTAAGTGAATCCCATAATGAAGCCTCCTTAAGGTGAATTTCAAACGTTCCCCTCTAGAGTGGTAGACGTTCGACATACATTATATAAAAATCACCCTCGGTAGAAAACGTCTCTAATATTGACTACACTGCTCTCGAAAAGCGTGCTATTAGGCTAGTTCACGCTTCTTCCTCCTCGCTTCGGTGTTCATTGAACTGATGGGCGATTATCATTCTTGGCTCTTTCCCTATCTGGCTATTTGGATCTGTATTTGACTTTTTATTTATTGTCTTTTCTTCTTCTCTCTTCTTATCTCTAATCTCTTGAGCCTTCCTCAAGAATCCACTCCGAAACGCAATGACCGTACTCATGCCGCCGCCTCCTCAGTTTCAAGCTTTCTCATTTCGGAAACGTACTTTTCACATTCCTGGTACGTCCCCGATGCTTCGACATCCCCCTCCTCATTGAATACGTTGTAGGTGTCACCTTCCAGGTAGGCTTTCCAGGCCTGAAACTCTTGTTCGAGATAGCCTTTCAGGAGCTCTGCCCGATCCTTGTTGATCCTCTTCCAGCCCATGAGCTTTACAACGCTTTCAGGCTTTATGTAGATGAAGCCAAGCTTGCCGCAATCCCACTGTCGGTCAGGCCAGTTGCCATAGCCGCCTAGGGATACGGTGATGCCTGAGTGGTCATACATATAGATTTCCTTGAAGATTCCCCACTTCATCGCCCAAAGAAGATCCTTTCGGTAATCTTCGATGTAGCCTGTAAGCCTGTCGGGGTTTGAAAAGTTCTCATCCCCAAGGCAATACCGCCTATGGCCTGTCACGATAGTCGTTAGGTTGTCACATTCTCGCCTTCCCAGAGGGTCCTGATCCTGGATGATCCTGTAGGTTTTGATTCCGGCCTTATCCATCATGGCATCCTTCATGAGTGAAAGCTGTAGTGCGATAAAGCTTGGTCATCGAAGATCGCACCCATGACGAATGGACTTCTCCCCTCGCCCCGCCAGAATACGAGCGTGTAGTTTCGCTCACCCCATCCATCTTTGCTGATTGTTACCTTCTCGGCGTTGATCTGCTGCCCATACCGATGCGCCTTTAAGAGAACGACATCGGGGATGTCCTGTAATCCTTGTGTATCGACGATCATATATACCTCATTTGTAGCTTTATAGAATACTTATGTATTGCTTATGATATAAAAACAGTACCCTCTTCAACTTCCAGGGGAAGCGGCGATCTTTCCATGTTCAACAAAGCTGTAGGAGCCATACTTCCCGATGATGAGGTGATCCAGGATCGGGATTCCCATGACATCACCTGCATCTCTTAAGCGTTTGGTGATTTCAATATCTTCCATAGAAGGTTCCACCGAGCCTGATGGATGGTTATGGGCAATGATGATCGCCACGGCATTATCCTTGATCGCTGCCCGGTACACTTCCCTGGGATGGATTAGGGTCTTGTTTACCAACCCTTTCGTTACCGTATGTGTCTTGATAGCCTTATGGGCTCCATCGAGGCTTATCACGATGAAATGCTCCTGGTTTCGCCTTGCGAATGATGCCAGGAGCTTCACGACATCCTTAGGCTGCTTCACCTGTACTTCCGAGACAATCCTTGAGATTGCCCCGCCGTAGTTACCCTTTTCGAGCATCGACAGGACTTCCGATTTGTCAGACTCGTTCAATTCTCCACCTCCCATACATCTAACACTCTTTTAAGAGCCTTTAGCTTCAAAACTGACCCAAGAAACTCTCTTGTACCTCCTGGCGTGACGCCATAAACCTGTTGCCCTTCGACCAGCATCATGAAGATGCCAAGGCCGAACCTGTAGTACATGCCGACTACCATTGGTGAGACCTCCTAATTCCTTTCATTAAAAGATTTTTCGCAAAACAGTAAAAGAAAGTAAGCTTAATTCATTATTTGATTATGAAATAATGCAGATTCGAATCTAACATTTTTACTATTGTCAATATGGCTTTTATTGATTACACTTATCTCAGCTTATCTACCTGGTGTAGACGGAGTATTCGGAGCCGCCCCTTAAAAGGCGGCTCTAGCTATTTTTATGCATATAATCTAAATATTCTTGTTGAAGCCTCTCATGGCGATGCGACTCTTCAATGCAATAAGCAGTACAAAGCATATAGTAATCTCGTCGAATCCCTAAAACGACTAAATACCTTAGTTCAGGGATGTATATCAGTATACGTTCTTCACTCTTTCTATGGTTCTTCCAGATCCAAAGGCCATCCGAATCATCATGCTCAATGATAGGTCTTGGCCACCTAATTCTTTCACAGCGACTAATTTCAATATTTCTACTTTCTTCAATATCGCCTGAAGAAACCAGATGCCAAAATGACTTCTCCTTCCCTTCTGATATCGGTTCTCGTCTTCGATGAACAGGAACATCTCGAAACCTTACTTCATTAAAAATAAAATCATCTTGATAATAGCCATAAACGATTTCAAGAAATGTTTCCCAAATTCCACAAGCATCTTCCAAGAGGACCAATTCTGGTAGCCAGTCAATCATCTAAATCTGCCTTTTTAGAGCGCCATATTAGAAGATTTATTTTTTTTGCTTTATAGAGGGTATTATTCATTAAAGTGTATCCTGAACGCTCTCTTATTCGTTCAACTATTTCAAGCTTCCCAGAGTTGCTACTGAGCTGTCGATGTAAATAGCTTAATGCTCCTGTAAGCACATCGGTAAGCTGAATAATGGCAACCTGTTTAGAATTAACTAGCTGTATATCTTTGATAATGTCCCGAGAAAAATCATAATAGCTATTGCAAAGCACTTCATGAAGTTTCTGAACCCTCTCGCCGCCTCTAGTATCTTTATAATCGAGGAAAATTTTATAATCTGAATCTGGTTCAAGGATATTTTTTAGCAATGTGAAAAGCATTTTGTAATACCATTCATCATGAGTTTGATGAAACTCAGTATGATTCAATATCTTTTTGTCGGGAATAATGACTCCACGAAAATGTAAATCGTCATTATCAAAGAAATAATCGATGATATCGTAGTAGAGTTTATAATGGTTTGCGGAAATTTTAGTCCACTTCAGCTCATAATCCACACCTAGTCCGTACTTAGCTTTAATCTCTTTTATTCGACGATTTACTTCTTTCACTTCCCCAGCCGAACACCAGACTGCTCCGAGGACCATAACATCTATACCATCATGTTCAAGATGACAACTTTCATCACAATAAATATTATAACTCATCGACGTATTTTATAGCCGCAGGCCCCTTCAAGCAAGCGAAAACGCTACTTACTGATAATGCTACAGCCCCGGACTCGAACCGAGCGACAACCCTATGCTGTAGCACGGACTAATCCTATCTGGATGATAGGCAAGCCCATTGAAGCTATTTGTGGCCTAACGACTGGCCCATTCGACCCACTATGGCTCTTTGGTACTCCCCTCTTCGTATGGTGTCCCAGGCTAGAAGTTTCCTGCATCCTCTAGACGTGGACTGACCCTACAATTCGCCTTCGCGCAAGGTGAATCGGCACTTAAGCGCCTGACCCATTCCGACTACATAGCGCCACAAAGTGGCTGCCCCGTCGGCTCGGATCGCCCACTACCCCTAGCAACCGCAGGATACTTCCAGCCTGTTCTACCATACAAAGCTCTCAACGCTCATCGCGCATATCAAGGACGCTAACCTATTACGGGTATGAAGAGACTTACCCTATTGCATGGTGACAACACTACAACTGTATCCCTATGGAGCAAGATCCATGCCTATAATGGGAGACTACGGGCTTGCCGATGGCGTGCCAGTCTACGCGAAAGCATGAGCCATGCCAATTTATGGGAATTGTAGCTATACAATCCGAAAGCCTATGAATACATAGTGCTTTCTATATATCGATTGCCCGTAAAATTGCCCTATTGAGTGAAAGAAAAAATCGAGACTACGCCCTATAATTCAAGACTTTCTGAGCTTCCTTGTGCAGCGTGTTTTTTGCCGTTGCCGATGCTTTCAATACGTCGTCAAGCGTTGAGTGTTCCGTGATATGCCTATAGCAGGTCAAGAAAGGCCCTTTCGCTATCTTTCCGGCTTTCCTGTCGAGTACATAGCCTTTCACGACGTTGAAGGCTTCTATATCACTTCCCGCGGATTTTATGAGATTCACGGCTTTCCTAGTGCTCGCCTTCCTGCTTCCATATCGTGCCGCGCTTTGCGCTACGGCTTCCGGCTTTCCTGCCTGTATGCTTGCCATGAGAGCGGGAAGCATTGCTTTCATAGTATCTGCGACGATTGAAGAAATAAGCTTTTCCATTGCGATATTGTCCATATATATGCCCCTTTGTGTTGATTTTTAGGGCAATTATATAGGCAATCGATAAACTTCCTTCCTTAGTGGTGGCGGGTCAAGCTTTCAAGGTTCGGCAAGCATGGCGCGGGCTTTCTATAAAGCCCCTTGATTGAACGCATTTCACTGCGCGGGAAAGATAGGACACTTCCCTTTCTACGGTCGCCCTTGCGTACTAGACTGCAAGACTATCCGCAACGTGTCACGGCTTTACGTGACGGCTTGTAAAAGAACATATATCGTGAATCTTTCTCTATCGTTTCACGATAATATTACCTTATCAGCCATTTAGAATCATGTCAAATGATTTGTATCGTTTTACGATGATTATTGTGAAATATATATCGCCTTGAATTAGTGCAACTGGCATACTATTTGCTCGTATTGATAGAAACTAAATGCAATAGAATTGCAGAATAACAGGTATAGAACTGCCTTAGATGAAGCAGAAAGAAGCCCCAGGGGGGACTAAGCCACTTGCTCGTGTAGGAATGACCTCTAGAATTATCTGCAATATAAAAAGGTCTTGACTATTAACGTGAAACGATTAATATAGTATAACGCATGCGGAGGAAGGGATGGCATATAAAGCTTCGAGCGATAAAGTGTACGTAGGTCTCAAGCTTCCAGAAAAAAACTTCACCCTATTGGATACCTTAGTAAAAACTGATGGTGGGTCTCTTTCTGGTTATATCAATGAAGCTATCTTTGATTGGCTAAAGGCAAAAGGACTAGAGCCGGAGGCCTTTGTAGATGGCCGTACAGGGAAATGGCTAGTGAAGAGGGAGAAAGCCGAGTGAGCGCAACACCGGAAGCCAGTAAAGGCAACTTTGATGAACGTGCAGCAGCTTTCGTTGTTGAGATAACCGATCCAGATTCTCCCAACTTCGGCAATGCCTTAGGTTCAGCTGTATCGGCTATGGATGTCACCTATGAAACAGCTCATAAGCAATCTTACAAGCTCATGCGCCAGGACCGAATCAGGAATGAGATAGAACGCATCCTTGAAGAGCGAGGAATGGGTAAGGAACATCGTTCTAGCGTTCTTATTGAGCTTATCACCCAGAAGATGACCAGGAAGACAGAACGATACAATGCAGATGGTGAGCTTGTAGAGGTTGTTAAGTCAGGTCCTACCTTCTCTGACATTATCAAAGCAGTAGATACGCTAAATCGGATGGACGGTACTTATACAGATCAGAAGAAAGTGTCAGATCAAGAACGAGATGTACATAGAATACTAATTAAAGAAGTTATGCGGGAAGCAAGGGATAAGGCTAACGGAAAGAGAATAAAGGATAGTAATAGTATTGACGTCGAATTTATTCGGGATCATCATTAATAATATTAGAATTAATAATGATAATACGGAGGATTTATGAAAAAGAGTGTATACTATATTCTTATAATTTTATCTACTATTATCATTCAATCATGTGCAACACTTGTTAGTTCTGAGATAACAGTTTTTCATGATATTGATAATTATCAAAAAGATAAGGTTTTCTGTATATTCCCTGTTCAAGAGCAAAAAGGATCTCTCGAATTTAATTATTATGCAAATATAATAAAAAGTGGGTTAACTGAAAGAGGCATGACATTCACAGATAATATTGATAATGCAAATATTATATTACTTTTTAGCTATGGTATTACTGATGGAAAAGAAAAGACAGGATCATTACCAGTTTTTGGGCAAACAGGAATATCAAGTTCATCTTCAACATTTAATTTTTATAATAGAGGTGGAAATACTACAGGTAATATTTCAACGATCAATAATCCATCTTATGGTATTATAGGCACAAGACAATATAGCTATACAGAATATGGAAGATATTTATGGATTGGAATGTTTGACAAACAGTCTCTTGTTGATAATAATGTAAAGCAACTATACAACGCAACAATAATCAGTGTTGGTAGTGCAAGTAATATTAAAGAAGTATTGCCAACAATGATAAAGTCATTTTTTACAGTATATCCTGGTATAAATGGGAAAGTTGAGAATATTACATTAGAAAAAGAGTAGCCATAGTAAGATTTATTGTTCAACCAATTATTAGGATTTAACTTGTTTTTGCATTAGTTTTGCATTCTATGTTAAAAGTGCATTAAATATAATTAGCGCATTATTCAAGGAGGCATTATCCAATGGAAACTAAAACTGGAGTAAAAATATTTTTTATAATTCTCGTATTGTTATGGATAATTTTTGCACTTCCTCCATTATATAGTAGTGGTGGTGAAAGTATAGGTGGTGATCTGGCAATCTTAGTATTAGGAATCATCACACCAATTGGCCTTACTGTTGCTTTAACTATATCAATAATAAATGATATAAAACATAATAACGAAAAAGCAAAGGAAAAAACAAAAAAAGAAGAACATGCTGAAAGGCAAATATCTTTAACAAGAAATATTCTAAACATTGTTGCGAAAAGTTCAAAACCTTTATCTGTTTATGATTTTATGATGCAGATTCAAGAGACAGAAGATAATATTGAGTCAGAACTGGAGCATTTTGTAGAAAAAGGATTAGCAGAGAAAATAGCGAATGAAAAAGGCCTTACCTTATATAAATTTTTATTTGCCTCTTCTGACATCGAACAAAACGATGAAAAGAATAATTAGGGGGTATTAATGCCTATAAAGTTTAGTGCCTCGGAAAAACTAGCTAGAATAGAGTATATTTATAAGAAGCTGAAACAGCTAGAAGTAAATAATGGCAATACAATTTCGACATCTGAAGCAAAAGACTTAGCTGAAGAGTTTTTTACTCATTGTTATCATCTTAAAGATTGGATTAAAAAAGAAAGACCTGATTTACATAAAAGTGTAGAAAAGTATGTAAGTAGCTGCAAAGCACTTTCAATAAGTGCTGATTATTGCAATACTTTCAAGCATGCAGGCTTAAATAGGAAAATGAGATCGGATTCTCCCATTGAAAAAGTGAATCAGCATACAAAGATTGACCTAACCCCAAGTGGTTTTATTACTTCTGCCGAAGCAACTGTCACAATTGGCGATATTACTTTTCGAATATCCGATTTAGCGCTTGAGTGTATAGAAGCCTGGAAAGTGTATTTCATAGATAATCATATAGACATATTGTAGTCTTTAACTTTTAACCTGGTCATTTATCTTGCTTATAAGTTACCCAAAGCAAGATTAAGTCGTATTCCCTCGATTTATACTCGCAATTCCTTAGGTGCCTTTGTCCGATCGAAAACTTATCAAAAGTGAATTGACACGTTCAGCAGATTAACGCTCTTATATACACCGAGAACCTACATGTGTATTTTACTTATACTACATAAGAGACGAATCGATAACTTTCCTCCGTCTCCAGAGGGCTTCGCTAGCGCTCAGCACGACTACGGAAAGAAAGATAGCCAGATTATCTTTAGATAGAGGAACAAAAGGCCTTTAAGCACCAAGAAGTGGTCAGGTCCACTTTCTCCATGCTCAAGGAGGTAGAGTATACATTTGTGTTGCATTGCAACACATCGGAGTATAATGACTTATGTTAAAACTCCCGCTGAGAAGCGGAAGTATAAAGAGTTCTTCGAAAAAACAGGGAAGGAGGAGTTAGCGGCAGAGCTGTACCTTCAATGGAAAGCTCTTACCGATTTGTACTTCTTGGGTGCCGTCATCCTTGGGATGGACAAGATCGAAGATGGGGGGCGTCCCCGCCTCGATCCAATCCTTCATGGATGGCTTTCGGGCATCATGGAAAGGAATGACGACACCCTTATCTTGATCCCACGCGGACATATGAAGTCTGCCTGGACCAAGGTAAAGATCGTCCAGCTCATCTTACAGAATCCGAATATCCGCATCGGGCTATTCTCCCGCACCTCAAGCCTCGTTGAATCTCAGTTGGGAGAGATCAAGCAGCTCTTTTGTACGCCTATGCTCATGCGCCTCTTCCCTGACCGTATTCCTGAGCCGGGGAAGCGCTTTGTTAATTGGAAGCGCTCTGTTGCGAATGAGCTTACTATTTACCGCTCTTCTGAATGGGGCCGAATCCCGCAGGAGAACCAGATTGAGGCCTGGGGCGTCGGAGCAACGATTGTTGGCCGCCATTACGACGTCATTATCATGGACGACATTATCAACGAGCAGTCATGTTCGACACCTGAGCAAATCAGGAAGGTGCGTGACTGGTATTCCTATATCCAATCCATCAAGGACCCCGAAGGTTTCGAGCTGATGATAGGCACCCGCTATCATTTCTCAGACATCTACGGAACGGTCATCAAGGAAGGCTGGTACAAGGATCGCGTCTACATTCGCCGGGCGGTGGAGGATGGGAAACCTATCTATCGCTTCTTCACGCTCTCGATGCTCGCGAAGATCAAGCAACGCCAGGGAGCCTACGAATACTCATGCCAGTACGATAATAACCCGGTACCGAGGGATGACCAGATTTTCCCTCCCCCACAGCCAACATATGCGGTTCTCGCTCCGGGTGCCTACAGCTACTACATGACGGTGGACCCTGCCGCGACGGCAGAAACCTACTCTGATGACACTGGCGTGATCATCGGCGCGATCAACTCGGAAGGATTCTTGTATGTCGTCGAGGCAAAGAAGATCCACTTAAAGCCTGACAAGATGGTGGATGAGCTAATTAGGCTCATCGTGCAATACCGCCCTAAGGTCGTTGGGATAGAGCTGGGGCTTCAGGCAGGGATTCAATACCTCCTCGACATCAAAAAGCGAGAGTATGAGGAGATCACTGGGAAACCACTACGTTTCAAGATGAAAGAGATTGACGCCCCGCGATCAATGTCCAAAGAAGACAAGATCAACCGGGTGCTAGGCGGTGTCGTCCGGGCTGGCAGGGTGTTCATCCATGAATCCTTAACCGACTTACTCCTCCAAATGGAATTCTTCCCCAAAGGGGAGCATGACGATCTCGTGGATGCGCTCACGATGATGGTCCAAATCATATCGGAATTCACCTCAGGGAATTCCGGGGATGCGCTTAGGCAGGCTGCTTATAGGCCTGATTCATTATTCGGGATGTTCAAGAAACGGCTTCGTTCGTCATGGGAGGCGAAATTTGTTGCGTAATGGTGGACAGGTAGCTCAAGCCTCATTCTCGAACCTGCCGGAGAACTACCTGGAACGCCTCATTGCGATGGAAGAACGCATAAAGAAAGCACCCAAGTACGCCTCAGGAACGAGGAGAACCGACGGAACCGCCATGCAGGATTTTCGTACAGGAGCCTATGGAGTGCAGCGGTGATCACCTACGACTTTAAGTGCGATTCATGCACTTTTGTGCAAACTCACTTCGAGGAGCCTGAGAAAGTTAGCGATACTGAACATTTTTGCCCTCACTGCAAGGGGAAAATGCGCCGCCTCTTCGCATCTCCTTCAATAAGGGTTGCGTTCAGGGCGGGGCATGACCCCTATACCGGGCAGAATTTCGATAGCCAGAGGCAACGGGAAAACTACATGGCCGAGAACGGCATCATGAAGGGGAACTAATCTGACATTTTCTGAATTGAAAGATGCCGTCGATGCCGCCTACGGAAGCCCCGAGCATGAGGAGCGCCGCAAGAAGTGGCAGCGCTTCATTAAGGAATTTACCGGGAAGTGGTGGAATGAAGCCGAACTCACCCCCGAGGATTCGCGTGTATTCTGCAACTTCATCTTCTCGACGATCCAGACTACCGCCCCGCTTCTCACCGACAACAGGCCTATTTGGACGGTCCTTCCGAGGCGTTATTTCTTTCAGCGCGTCGCTGACCTCTACAACGATGCTCTCAAGTTCGTCTGGGAAATGACCAGAATGGATGAAAAGCTCCTCGATGCCGTGTATGACTCTCTCCTCCACGGCACGGCGCTTTTCAAAGTCTACTTTGACCCCGATGCCTCGAATGGTCTTGGCGACATCGCTATCGATGTTATAGACCCTTTCGATTTCGTTATTGCTCCCGGCTACGACGATCCCTGGAATGCTTCATGGTGCGGGATGCGAAAGCTTATGCCCGTCGAGGATGTGAAGCGCCTCTATCCGAGCGCTGAAAAGCAGCTCACCCCTGAGGAATATGCTACCGAGCATGACCAGAAGCAGGATCGCCTTTCTGAACATGATCTCATCGGTGACTACATCTTGGTCTATGAAATCTGGCTCAGGGACAACGCGACCGAGGAGGCTATCGAAGAGCAGTATGCCGGGAAGGATGCCGACGGCAATGATGTCATGGACTCGAAGAAGGTCACGAAGGCGAAGTATCCCAATGGGCGAATCCTCACCTTCACAGGTGGCAATGCAATCCTCCTCGATGACCGCCCATCGCCATTCAAACATGGAAGGCCGCCTTACGTCGCCCTCCACGACTACAAGGTGCCTCACCAGTTTTGGGGAATCGGGGAACCCGACCAGATTGAAAACCTAAATCGGGAGTTCAATGTCCGCTTGCAGCAGATCGTGGAGCATGCCCGGAAGTACACGAAGCGGAATATCGTCGTCGATGAATCGGCTGGCATCACGACCGAACAGGTGAAGGAGGCGATTCAGAAAGGCGATCAGGTTTTGCTGTCGAAGGCAGGCTTCGCAAAAGATGTCGTCGCCACCCTCGATGTCCCCGACCTTCCCCCGGTGATCACGCAGATCATGTCCACCCTTCCGCAGCTCATCGAGGAGGTTTCGGGCGTCACCGATGTCACGAAGGGCGTCACAGGAAAGCGACAGCGCCAGACTGCCACCGAGATGTCGATGCTTCTTGAGTCGTCCTATACCCGCACCAGGCAGCGAGTACGAAACCTGGAATCCTCCATTAAGCGGCTCGCCACCCTCATCGTAGAGCTCATGATGCAGTTTTACACCGAGCCGAGGAACTTCTATATCCGCAAGGATGACGAGGTTCAGTACGGCGTCATTTCGAATCAGAGCAGTTTCCTAAAGGAAGCGATGAAGCCGCAAGAGAATGCCGGCCTCATGGATGATGACCTTTCGGAAGAGGAGAAAGAGGACATCGAGGACTATGAAAAGCTCATCGATGCCATAGCGGAAACGGATGAAGTCTATTTCGATTTCAACATCGAGATTCAGACCAATTCGACGCTTCCCTTGGATCGCCAGTCCTTAGCGAACCTCATGCTTCGGCTCGCCGAAATGAAGATCGTCGATGCCCAGGCTGTCCTTGAAACGTTGCGCGTTCCCGGAACCGATAAGATCCTCGCCCGGCTGGCTGAGCAGCGCCAGAAGGAAGAGGAGATGGCGAAGGCTGAAAATCAAGATGGCGACAATCCGCAGGAAACCCAGGATAAGGCGATGGTGCAGAGCCTTTTGAATGACCTAAGCGATCAGCAAGTGAAGGAGGAAGCGGGTGCCTATTAGCCCAATGCCCGACATGGCGGCCCCGATGCAAAAAGACGTGGGGCAAGCGATGGATGAAAGTCTCTCTGTCATGAACCCTCAGGACGCCTTTCTCATGGCCGAGAAGGGGATGCTCAGGAAGGACATGAGTATTAGAGAACTATTCTCAAGCCTTGGCGTCGATGTCGAAGGTCCTGTCGTGCAGCTTGCCGATATGGTCCAGCGGGAAACGCAGAAAGCAAATCCCTTGAACAAGATGAAGGCAGTCGCTGGCGCTAGCCAGATGACCGATCCTGTGGCTGCAAAAATGGGAGGCGGTGACGCTGCCCCTCAAGCGGGCGGTTCGCTCGAAGATTTAATCGGAATGGGAGGCATGTAAGCTTATGACCGTTCGTACCTATTTCAGCCCCGATGGCGCAGAAGGCGGGAGTCCCGGCGTTTCCACCGACACGGCTCCTATCTCATCCGCTCCCGGACAAGCTGAAAGCACCCCTGCCCCGGCAGGACAAGTCGATACGGGTACTTTTCTCGACCTCGAAGACGAGAAGGGCGCGAAGAAGTCTTATCGAACCAAGGATGACTTTCTAAAAGAATGGAAGAACATGGGCATGATGCGCTCGGACTATACCCGGAAGACCGCGGAGATCGCGAAACTTCGGGATGAGCATGAGCGCCAGAAAGCCGATTGGGATTCCAAACGGAAAGAAGAATCCTCCAAGTTCGACAAGTACAACCAATTCCTGCGCGACAACCCGGATATCTACCGACAGCTTCAGGAAGCCGTAAAAAACGGCCCCTCCACGCGAGGCGTTCTCGACGGCGCACGACAGTACGCAGATGAGAAGTACGCCGCGCTTGAAAAGAAGCTTGAGGACATGGAAGGGTGGAAGAAGGGACGCGAGCAGGAAGAGGCGAAGCGAAAACTCTTCGATTCCTTCAAGGCTAAGTATGAGGATTTCGATGAGCCCTCCATCGAGGATGCCTTAAAGGTGCTCTCGGAAGGCGACTCGGAAGCCATTCTTGACCTTCTCTACCACTCGATAAAAGGTCGCAGGTTGGAAAGCCCTCTCGAAGTGGAAAAGAGAATCGTAGATAGGATTCAGGCTAAAGGATCGGCCCGAGTCCTTCCCGGCAATGGTCCAGTCCCGAAAGCCCCCACGGCATATAAAAGCCTGGATGAGGCTGAGCAGGCCGCACTCGCGGGCTTGCATTAACAACAAATAAGGAAGGCCTAAAGGATGGCTCTAGAAATCTCTCAGGCGAATGCTGTCAGCCGCCAGTATTTCGAGAAAGCGCTTCTCAACATCGCCTACGACAACTCCCCCTTTTATAAGAAGCTGAAGAAGGGGAATCAGGTAAAGGTAAAAGGCGGCACCCACATCCAGTGGCCCATCCGCTATACCGCGATGTCCGGGAACGGCGCAGTAAAGGGCGTCGATCCCGCCGCGCCCGTGACCTACGGCGTCGGGGAAAGCCGCACTGCCGCCAAATCTTCGTGGAAGTACTATTTCGGTTCTACGCAGATCAACTGGCAGGAGCGCGTTGAGAACGTCGGTGAAGCTCAGATCGTATCGCTTCTCAAGGATAAATACGTCGAGCTTCAGGAGGATTATGAGGACAAGATGGCGAAGGACCTCTATTCCACCGCCCTCTACGATGAGAGCTGCCTGGATATGATTTCCCCGCTCACGTTCCTCGTTTCGGGTCAGAAGTATGCTGGAATAGACCCTGCCGATGCTCCCAACTGGAAATCGAAGGTCTACGCTGGTACCGACTGGACCGTACTTGACCTCTATTCCGATGATGCCGCTAAGGGTAAGAAGTCGCTCTACAAGGCGATTGTCGCTTCAACGTTCGGCGGGAAGAAACCCAAGTTCATCCTCACGACCGAGGATATCCTTGCGACCCTCAAAGAAAAGATTTGGCTCGCAACCAAGTACGAGGGAACCACGGATAAAGAAACCGCCGACATGGGCTTCACCAACGTGACCTTTGAAGGAACGACGATCCTTGCCGATCCCTTCTGCCCCTCGGGCTATCTCTTCGGCCTCGACATGAACGCCTTCGAATTTCAGATCCACCCGGATTTCAACTTCAAGACGGATGACTGGACGCCGCTCGAGAACTACCCCAACAACCTGGTGAAGAAGATGTCCTTCTCCGGCAACACCGTGATGAAGTACCGCCACACGAGCTTTGTGTTCAATGGCCTCACCGGGATCGAGAAGGCGGCGTAACAGAAATGACCGGACTCGTTCGCAATGGTTCTGCTCCCTGGTTCGCCCCGCTCTACGGCGCGGACGGGTCCGTTTTTTTGACGGTGAAGGCGCAAGGCTACCTTCCGCAATGCACGTTCTTCTTAGTGACCTATGCGCCTTCAGGTTTCATTGCCGTGCCTTTTGGTACAGAACTCGATGAGTTCTACGTTGGGTGGGCTCCTCAGCCCATGAGGGAGGGACAAGAACGGACAGTACAGATTGGCGGGTTTATCGGGCCTGTCCTCACTAATAGCGAGGATGGCGCTTGGCTTAAGCGAGTGGGCGGGGAGACTATAGGAGTAGCCTCCCCATATCGCCCTAAAGACTCTTTCGGCTACGCACTCAATAACGACCGGGCAATGCTCTTCCCTGTCATGATCAGAAAGGATGATAGATAGATGACGCTAAAGGCCATGATTGAAAAGGCACGTCGGCTCTCAAGGACTGGCGCTTCCGTCAGTGATGAAGTCGTAAAAGACTGGATAAACGAGGCCTTGCGTCAATTTGTCATCGATGCGGGGGGCATTACCGACGTTGCAGAAATAAATCTTGTCGGGAACTCGGTCGCTGCCCCTGAACATTTTTTCAGCCTTTATCACCTTTTCATCGGAAGGACCGAGCTTCGGCGCGGCTCGATGCAGATTCTTGCCAATGCGGATATCGAAGGCACGCCTTCTTTGTACTTTCTATCAGCGAGCAAAATCCTCTTTGATAGAAAGTGTCCGGCATCCGGGCTTCCGTGCAGGATCATCTATGACCGCTTCCCATTAGAACTTGTAAACGATACTGATGTCCCTGAACTGCCTGAAAAGGCGCATCTAGCCCTTGTCTACCTCGCTTCCTCGAAACTCTCGGAAGAGAATTTCGAATACGATGAAGCCACGCGGGCGCTCGCCAACTATCGCAATGAGATCCAGCGATACGCCCAGGACCAGGCGAACGCCAACCCCTCCATATTCGGAAAATAGAACATGCCCGGAACCATTAAAACCTACCTGGATTTCTCAGGAGGCTTCCACACCGATACACCCTCCTCATTCATGGCGGATTCAGACCTCGCTATGGCGGAGAACTGCTATTGGAAGGACGGCCTTCGCATACGAAAGGGATTCACCGTCAAGGCAACCTTTCCGGGTGAGACAATCTTAGGATTCCTGCGCTCAAGCATTTCAGGCGTGATGCGTGATTACATTGTAGCGAAAATGGAAGTAGGCGTTGTCCTTCATATAGAAAAGGATGAAGGCTATACCACACTGCCGCTTTCGCTGATCTCGCCCCAGGAGTCCTTTGTCCGCATGGTCGAATACTCAGGCCTCATCGTGATCGTTGGGCAAGGAGGCCATTCAAGAGCATCGATCATTCAATACCTGGATGGAACGTACCAAGAGACTTCCATCGATGCCCTCGATACGAGGACGAGGGAATACTACGACTGGAACGCAGGGAGGGTATCGGGAGGCGTCTATACCGATGATACGCTCGCAGCGCAAGCCGGGCTCTGGACGCTCTGCCCCGCTTCCGGCGAAGGCTTCTATATAGCCTCTGACCTTGTTTTCAACCGCATAGAGATCGCTGATTTAAGCGGTTCAATTGCAGGGATTACGGTTCGAATCTCCACGAAAGACGGCTGGAAGACCGTCTCGCCGCGAATAACCATAACGGCCAATCGGCTTGAAATCGAGTTCGACCTTGAGTTCGAAGGTCCTGAGATCGTATTCGCGCCCTCTCCGCTTGAAACCAAGTTCAAGGATCAATACGCCGTCGAAGTATCCTTTCTAATAGAGAGCGCTTCACTCACTGGCAGTATAGAAAAGGTCCAGCACACGCAGTACTTCAGGCAGATCACGGGAAATGAGAATCCTCAAGATGCTGCTATCTACCGCTCGATGCTCTGCCTCGCTGCCGGAAACGTCGTCAACTTCTCTCCCCCCGATGCCATCTCAGGCTGGCGTGGCGATGATGTCGAGATATTCGTCGAGGGCGGAAACGGCATTAAGAGAATAATCAACTTCAAGGATTCGATGCTCGTCTTCAAGGAAAGGGCGCTCTACGGCTTTTCGGGGAACTCGCTCAATAGCCCCACGGTGACGAGGATAGCCGATGTCGGTACGGATCAGCCTGAGTCCGTCGTTTCGCTTGAAAGCGAGGTCATGTTCACCTCGAAAGATAAGGTCATCCTGTACGACGGCTCGACTACGGCGGTTGTAAGCGACCACATAGCCAGGGAGCTATCCGGGAAGCTTCAGCCTGGTGCGTGTGCCGTCTCCGACCGGGAAGGGCGGTACTTTGTTCAAGGCCTGAACGCTGGCTACCTCTTTCATCCTGCCACCTTGCGCCGCAATACCGCCGGGGCCTTCATCATCTCGGTTTTCAAATTCACCAATCATGCCTTCTCAGGCCTTGCGAGTCGTACCGATGTCGATGAAATCGCAGGGTGGAAGACTGACACTCTCTACACACTTTTCTCCAGTACAACCGACGATGGCGCACCGATCGCCTTTGACATCCGAACCAAGGACATGGATTTCGGATTCCCGGGCTCCCAAAAGCGGTTTTTCCGCTTAAAGCCCATCGGAATGTACAACGCCGATGAAGAGGCGGAATTCTTGGTCCAATTCACCGCAGACAAAGTACGCACTCATGAAGCCTGGATTAGCGAGAGCGGATTTTCAGGTTTCTTAAGCATCCCCTATGAGATGGATGGCTTTCTCCTCTCGGTGCGGCTTGCTTCGTACTCACACACCGACGCAGGGATTCAGGGCTTCGCCCTCGACATGAAGGGAGGAACATTCTAGTGGCAAAATTTAGGCGTGATGGCGAGAAAGACCCTCTCGACATCCTCATTGGGGATGATACCCTTGCAGAATCACTGCCAGATGAACCTCTTATCGATTACGATCCGTATGTACCCTTCGTCTTCGATGAGGCTTCTGTCGTCGATGATTCACGAACCACGCAAGAACGAGCAAGAGGCAGGCGAGGAAGAGATGAAAGCGACATCGAAGGCGGATTTACCCCCGAGCCTGCGAGCCAAGAATCGACGCAGCAGAATGCTCAAACGCTCCCCAATGGGCAACCTAAGAAAACCACACCTGAGCTCTTGAACATCATAAAGTCGAATCCCAATGCCATAAAATTGGAGGATATCGACTTTTCCGACGCATCCCAGGTCGATGCCGTCATTGCCGAATTAAAACAGGCGATGCAAAACGGCTCAGGCGAGATGCGCTACGAAACCGTCCTTCCGGGAGATGCAAGCGGTAGAGCCCCCGGCATCTATGACAAGACAACGGGGCAGCTCGTTCAAGCCTATGGCGATACCTCCGCCCTTGAAGCGCAGAATTCAGGGATTACTGCCAAGATCGCCGCCCTCTCGAATGGCCAGAGCCCTGAGTACACGGACGCTCTTGCGGCGATGCAAAGCGCTCAATCGAAGGTCGCTGGCGGCATTACAAGCTCCGACACGGAAGCAGGGTATGACCGCCTCGATACCCTCATGGGCGGCGACTATAAAGGCACGATCGATAGCCTCTCTCAAGGCGTTGGCGGCGGGATAACAGGACAGGAAGGCCTTTCCAGTGAAGAAAAGGCTCTCTATCAGCGAGCGAATGAAAAGGCATTAGCCCAGGAGACTTCGAGCGCTCAGCGCACCTTGAACTCTGTCCGTGCCTCAACTGGCTCCACGATGGCCTTCCTCGCCTCGGCTGATGAAGTGCGCTCGAAGATCAGCGACCTTAGGACGCAGCAGGAAGTGGGACTCTTGAATGCCGACATGGCCCGGAAGGAAAAGAACTATCAGAATAAGGCCGAGCAATACTACGGGCTTCTGGAACAAGGCAGGATTAGCCTTCAGGAATACGAAGAGGGGCTTAGGGCTGAACGGTACAACGCTTTCCAGACGACCGCCGCAACCCTAACGCAGATAGCATCGCGAGACTCCGCGGAAATCCAAAACCTCACGCAGCTTGCCGATGTCATCTACACGCAGATCAATGCGCAGAGCGTCAAGAATAAGGAAGCGTACCAGAACTGGATTGATCGTGCGAATCAGCAAGTCGCCCCGATCAAGAACCTCCTCGATGCCATTCTGGCTCAGGATGCGCTTGTCACGAGCCGGGATTAGGGAGGAATACCGATGTCGCTTTTCGGGAATAGCTTCACGCAAGAGAGCCAGAACAACGATCTCTTTGGATCCCTAGCATCGAGCCAGGATGCGCTCATTCAGGCGCGAAAAGATGCCGTCTCCCGAAAGGAAGCCCAAGCTGAAAAGGAGAAAACAGCCAAGGGCGGCTTCGCATCGGGGGCAGCGGGGACTTTGGGGGCTTTAGGAGGCCTTGCCGCCGTGATCCCTGGGGGCCAGGTGATCGGGGCAGGGCTTGGCGTATTAGGGGCAATCGTAAGCCTTTTCAAATGAGGGAATGATGGGAATTTTCGACTCGAATAATGCTTCTCTGCAAATGTTAATCGGCGCACGTCAGAAGAAGAAGGAAGATGATCGCGCGCAAACAGAGCTTGCCATACAGAAGCGCCAAAACCTCTTCAATAACATTACAGGCGCAGTCTCTGGCATCGCGGGACTCGCAAAAACTGGCTTCGATGCCTACAACACCTTAAAGCTGCAACCTGAGCGTGAGGCGCTTGCGTTCGGTAGGGAAAAGGAACTCGAAGGGATTAGACATGAGAACGCCCTATCGCAGGATAAGCAGAGGATCGATTACGAAACCTGGGCGAAGCGGTTTGACGCCGATTCCACTGCCGCGCTCTCGAAAGCCGGCATCGACCAGGACACCTGGAAAACCATGTACACCACGGCGGCCTCATCCTCTGAAGCTGACAAAGTGAGAGTCTTTGAAGGGGAACTCACGCGTTATGGCATAGACCAGACAATGGCGCGGCAACTTGCTTCACAAGCCTTCCAGACCTCGGAGCGTATCGCCTCAGAAGGTTTCCAGACTGCATTCGCACAGCTCGGTTCACAGCTTAAAAAAGGCGAGATGTCCTATAGCGCAGACCTCGAAGCGAAGGCAGCAGAGAAGGCGAATGAGTATGCCGTTGCGCTTTCAGGAGCGAACACCAAGAACGCGATGCAGATTGCGAAGGCTCAATCGGAGCTTGACCTTGCTCGGGATATCGCGCTTCAGGCTGCGAAAACCGATGACCAGAAACAGCTCATTGAACTCGAATATCAGAAGCGCAGCGAAGAGAACGCGCAGAAATTCGGCTATGATGTTGAACTCTTAAAACGGCAGACCGAAAGCACCAAAGAAATCGAGACGGTAAAAAACACACTCGGAATCCAGCGCGATTCAGCCGGATATGATTACCAGACTCGCAGGGACGAAATACTTCACGGCTTTGAAATGGAAGGCAAGAAGTTCGACGCCGCGACGCAGAAGGAAATCGTCGATACCCAAACCGCCGCCGAGCAAGCTTTGGTAAAAGCCAAAGCCGACTACGATATGGTGATGGCGCTCTTCCAGGCGGGGGATGCTAAAGAATCCGATATGCGCCTCTTCGAGCAGCAGCTGAAGCTTGCGCAAACGAACCACGCCAATACGATGCTGCAACTTGAAGCCGAGTACGGCTATAAAGCAACGCTTCAGGATGACGAGCAAGCCGCCGCGATCGAACAAATAAGGGAGCGGGGGGCTATTGATTCCGCGATCAATAAGGCCAACAACCAGAACTCCCTATCGGTCGCAAATCTCAATAAGTCAGCAGATATCGCGAGCTTGCAGACAAGATATTCTCAGGAGAAAGAATCCTCGATCCTTGAAGGCTACTCTACGCCGTCGGTTGCTCTTGGGATCGCGCAAACGAATGCCCGGGAAAACCTCATGGCTTTCAGTAAGCGCGAGCCGACGCAGCTAGAAATCAACCAGGAAGCGGCAAAGGTATTGCGAAGCGACCTCGGCTTCTTCGAGGGAAAAGGCTATACGGAAGCCGCCGATGTCGCTAGGCGAGCTATACAGACCATAACAGGCGGCCTTGAGCAAAGCCCCCCTCCTCAATCCCAAGCCACGCCCGGTTCGCATCCCTATATCCCCGGCGCTCCCCCAGGAATGCCCCAGGCGGGAAGCCTTTCTTTCTCACTGAGCCCCGGGGCAACCAGCCTCATGAAAGCCCCGGAGGCATGGGTTGATAACGGCGACGGAACCGAAGGACGGCTCGTGCCTAACGGGATAGGCGGCTACAGAATCGAAACACGCCAGAAGGCCAAGAAATAGGAATTCCTCAATGACGCCGAAAGAATACCGCAACAAGATTTATGGCCGTACATCCTCGACCATGAGCCCCGAGACCCAAAGCTATGTCGCCTGGTCGAAAGAAAAGCGGGAGAAGGATGAGAGCCGCCATACGCCGTTGGAATGGGCGCTCAATCTTCTCTCCGTCGGAAACAACATCACGGCGAACACAACGGAGAATGTGATGCAATCCCTACAAGGACAGCATGTCCCTTTCTCGGAATACATGGGAGACCTCTTCAAAAGCTTCACGCCGGAAGGCGAGAAGAGCTTTCGGCAAGTGTTTTGGGGTGATGAGAATGATCCCGGATACCAGGGGATGTTCGGGACTGGTGGGGTGAAAGGAGGCTCGGGCAGTTTCGGAGACAAGGCCTTCAGGTGGGCTTCCGGGACATTGGCCGATATCGTACTTGATCCTTCGAACTATATCTCCTTCGGCGCGACGAATGCCGCGAAAGCCGCAGCCCAGAACGCCGCAGAGCTCAAGATGGTGTCCCGAGCTGCAAATCCTGTCATCGATACGACGCTCTTCAGGGAAGGCTTTAATCGGGACTTCCTTGCGAAGCTTCAGGATGCCGGAAGGTCGAAGGAAGCCATCGAGTACGCGCAGAAATGGGCGAAGGACGGAACGTTCGCCAAAGAGTACACGCGCTACTATAAAGAGGCGTTACGCAAATCGAAGGATGAGTTGAAAGCTGACTTCCTAAAGACGCTCGATAACAAGCCGTACAATCCTCAGGAAGAACTCATTTCATCCAGAATAAAGGGATGGGCTGAGAGCTATGACGCCTCGCTAAAGAAGCGTATCGATGATCTTGTTGCCAAGGGCGACTACTCCCGCTATAGGGGGGTGAAGGGCGCGAAAACCGAGCGCGGATTATCTACCGTCGTCGGCAATGAGTCAGAAACCTTGCGAAAGGCGCTCATTGAAAAGACGAATGCGAAGCGCACCTTCTTAAGGGAGAACGCCGACGAGATTAATGCCGATGCCTTGAAAGCGGTTAGGTCCAAGCTTCGCGGAGAGAAGGATATTCTCGCAGGCGTAAATAATCCTGCAGTGCGTGAGCTTTTTGCAGGGGACAAGGGGCTCCTAGCTCACCTTGAGAACTCCGACCTCTTTTCGAAAGTGAACCTCGCTGAATGGGAGAATCCCCTTCTTGGGCTTAATCATGCGGGGGAATCGGCGTTTAGGCTCTTTAGGAAAGAACTCAATACTGGCACCCATGAAGGCTTCAACAATGCCGCTAAGCAATGGGACGCATTCAAATCCTCGATCGGAAACAAGCAAGCAGCTTTCAGTAAAAAAGGAACTACCTATTCCGATGCCTGGTGGTCGCTCATGAACAATTCAGTCGTGGGGCGTACCCGAAGGCTGTTGGGATTCTCAAACCCCTACGAAACGATGTTGAAGATCAAAGAGCGTGATGCCTCTGAAGCAATGGAATACTCCATCCAGAAATCGGTAAAGGACTTCCAGAAAAGGCTTTCAGGATTCTCCGATGAAGAGAAGCTTGAGTACGTGTACCTGAAAAGCCTAAAAGAGAAAATCGGCCAGAAGGAAAAGTATGCCGGAATGGATTTCAAGACGTTTATTAGGGCAGCGCATGAAAAGGTCAAAGCCGCAACGGGGCAAGCGATCGATGTCAGTGATGAATCCCTAGACTCCCTTTCACGGATCGATCAGGAAGTATCGGGCATTTTTAGAAACCTGAAGGAATCTGAAGATGTATGGGCGGCGCTCGGCTACTCGAATGAGATTCAGGAGCTTCCCGATTATCTCACCTTCATCTCGCAAGGCAAGTCCGCGGCCCCTGTCGGACCTGGGAGGAAGCTAGGGACACAAGCCCAAACGTTCACCAAGACCAAGAAGAAAGGACTCTTCCAATCAATCTCCGAAACTTCGACCGCCTTGCGCGACATCGTAGATATGCCCGATGACCAGATAGCTGACCTTTTCAAAGACAATGTGACATCGACGAATCTCAATCTCGATGAGATCCTTGCAAGCCGCGTCATCCAGCACTATAGGCTTTCAAAGCGCGTTGACATGATCGAGGCTTTCAAGCCCTTCGGAATAAAGCTCGACGAGATCACCGTCCCAAGCCAGCATCAGGACCCTTTCAGTCTCCCCCACACCAAAGGCGAAGGCTTTATAGCCTTCTCAGATGAAGCGGCGGAAAGCCTAAACGCAGCCCGCAAGGAAGGCCGAGCCATGCAGGGGAACATGGCTTCAAATGAGTATGCTGGCCTCATGGGGCTTGAGAGCGTCGATGATCCCTACTTCGATGGGTATCTCTTCGATGAGAATGTCGCCTCGATCATCGATAGGACCCTAAAATTCTCATCCAATGACCCGGATATTCAGGCGCTGCAGAATGTCTTCTCAGGATTCACGCACCTTTGGAAAACCACCGTTACCTCGAATCCCGGATTCCACTTGAGGAATTTCTATTCAAACATGGTCACGCTCTTCCAGCAGCACGGCCTCGATGCGATCGATGGGGATACGGCGAGGGATGCCGCGATCGCAATAATATCGAGCTTGAATGGCGTTGAAAAAGCAGCAAGCCAACTTGGACTTTCTCAAGAAGTGATTCGGTCGGCTCTCGCGAAATCGTATGGGGGACACACTCTTGGTGAATTAGCCGAATATGCAAGGAAGAAAGGCATCATCTCCATGACCTTCGGAGGCCGCGATACCAAGGAAGCAGTTGTAGACCTCTTGGGAACGGGGAAGACGGGAGCGATCGAATCGATCGGGAAAGTCTCTCGCGATGTCGGCTCCCACATCGAAAGCTTTGCCAAAATGGACTCGTTTTTGATTGGCGCTAAGAAGATGCTGAAAGAGGGAGAGAGTATAACGCCAACCATGCTCGAATATGCGAAGAACGAGGCAAAGAAATGGTTCATCGATTATGAGGACTTAACCGAGTTCGAAAAAGGCACCATGAAAAAGGTGTTCCCCTTCTATACCTGGCTACGCCGCAATATCGCCAATCAGGTAGGGCAGATTGTCGCCATCGAAAACTGGCCGACTATGGCGCTTCCTCAGAAACTAATTGGCAGCTTCAAGGACCAATCAGTGGATATGTCGAAGCTGCCAAGCTATATGCGGGAGGAAGGGGCGGTTCCCGTTGGCCGAGACGATGATGACAATATCATCTTCCTCTATCCGCAGCTTCCCATGAATGACCTCAATAAGATTCCTTTCCGTTCAGGTTCCACGCTCAAGGAAACCTTAGGGAATAGCTTCGACGCCTTCATGAATTCGATGATCGATGCCGCTCATCCTTTCGTGAAGGCAGGGCTTTCGCTCTATGACTATGTAAATAAGGACGACCGGAATAAGCAGAAGAAAGAGACTTCAGGAACCGCCGAGGATATGGCGTTAGCCGTCACTGATTCGGTATTGAGGCTCTTTGGAGAAGCCGCCACGGAGCGCGGTGAGAACGGTAGGCTTATGGTGGATTCGGATGTGCTCGAAGTCATCCGGGCGCTGGCTCCGCAAATCAAAACCATAGACCGCTTGCTCTCCGGTCCTAAAAGTGTTACAAAAGTATTGCAACTCGATACAGATGTATTGATCTCTGAAGTAGCAGCACGTGACTCAAAGGCCGATAAGACAAGGGCTTTGTGGAACGCGCTCTCTTTTTATGCAGGCATACGTGGAACGAACGTCGATGAAAATGAGGAACGTTATAGGCGGGCTCAAGGCGTCTACTACAACGCCCTCGATGCGAAGAACAAGGCAGAGAAAAAGACTTCTGGCTATACGTCCAGGTCATTGAAGAGTAGAAGGCAGATGGAGAAAACCTATAGGAGGTTGGGGATTCTGTGAGGACGTTATCAGACGTCGAAAAGATCAAGCAAGTCGAAGCGCAGAGAAGGCAGGAATCAGCCGTAACGGGGCTTCCTCCGGGCTATATCTTCGGGCTTGAACTCTCCATCCGCAACAATACTCCCTTCCTCTCCCCTGGGGTTGCTTCCATACGCGGCGCGCTCGTCACCGTCACGAAAGAACAGCTCATTTCAAGCGATTATTGGGAAGTCAGCCGGAAAGCTTCATCGAGCTACTTTATCTACTTGAGCATCGCAGGGAAGATAACCGTCGAGCGGGCATCTCCGGTACTCGAGCCGGGGCAGTACTACTACAAGAATCCGGTGACAGGCTCCCGCCATCTTGGCGGCCTACAGACCAATGATGCCGGGCTTCTCATGCGTGTCGTAGCCCGCGATCCAATTTACATAGGCGCGTCCACAACCTTCGAGAATGGGTACGATCCTGCAAAGAAGTTAGATTCCTTGGGAGGCCGTTATGCGACTTCCGATGGCGACCGATCGAAACTTGAAATCTTCCCCGATGGAGAACATGCGCTGCGGGTCCGCCGATGGGATAGCCTTTCATCCTCCTATAAGGATGTCCTTAAAGTCCTCGTCGATGGGCAGAATGAAGGGGATATCATCATTGGCCGCTACGATGCAGGCTTTTCAGGAGCCCAATGGGATGAAAGCGAATCGACTTTAAAGCTTCGCGGGAAGATGTTTCAGGAAGATGGTGAAGCCTACCCGACGACCGATACCATTAGCCGTTTCTTCTACGGAGAGCGCCCCTTGGGACCGTACAACGCTGATGATTTTTGGGTTTCTGAAGGCTCAATATTCCGTGCAACGGTGAATAGGAACCAGGGGGAAGGCCTCGAAACCGATTGGCTCTGGTATATAAAGCCGAATCTCGTTTCGGACATTCAATCTTCGAACGGAGATAAATTTCGCCCCGGCCAATCGGTATCGACGGTGCTATCGGCTCGGGTCTTTAGAAACGGCCAGGAAGTCACCGATTCCTTACCCGATTCTGCATTCAAATGGACGCGAAAATCCGCGCTCGCCCAAGCGCCTCCCAACGATGATGTCACCTGGAACTACAATCATCAATCGGGCTATCGAACCGTAGAGGTTACGACGGATAGCATCTATGCCCGAGCCACCTACACGCTGGAAATACTAGAATGAGGAGTACATCTTGGGTGTCGTTTCAACAAGTCAGTTTACGCTCTATGATCATAATGATGCGGCTCCCGTAACCGCCTTCCTTTCGGCCTCGAAAGGCCTTTCCCAGGTCTACACCAAGGATGAATCCGTTACCTCCTATGTGCCTGACTACGCATCGACAGCCAACGTCCTGACTGCCTATGTGTATGTCAACGGCGTGAATGTTGCGGGAGGCCTTTCAAACCGGAAGTGGGGAACTTCACTTGGGGCATCCGATCTTGGAACGAATACCGCCACAATCAACAAGGCGACGAATATAGATCCAGCAAGTCCGATCTATCAGGTGTTTTTCGAAGGCGACTACACCGATCCTGTCACTTCCCTCGTCACGCATGTGAATTCTTCAATCTCGCTTTCCTGCGTAAAGTCAGGCTCGAATGCCGTCTTTGTCCAGGTGAACGGTCAGCTTGTCATTGAGAATGCCCCCTATGGCAGCAAGAATACGGCGACGGTCACTGCTGATCTCATGCGGGCAGCGGGCGTGGACAACACCAATGTGACCTATAAATGGTTCGTAAGCCCCTTTGCCGCGAATAACCAGATCGATGCGAATCATGCGGATATCGCTAAGTACAGCTTCAAGACGACGGCAGGAAGCGCCGCGACCATTCCCGCCGACGGAACCTGGGCTGATGTCAAATCCATCGTGATTCGAGAAGATGCCGTTACCGATATTGGCCTCTTCATGGTCCAGGCGAAGGATAACGATGGCAATATCTATTCTGCCTATTTTCAGGTCTATGATGTCTCCGACCCCTACGATGTGAAGATAAATGCCTCGAATGGCAACGTCTTTCAGAACGGGACGGGAACAAAGAACCTTGTCCCTGAAGTATGGTACGGAGGCTCGAAGGTTGCCGACACTTCAGCCTATACCTATCAGTGGCGGCTCTACGACAAGAACGGCAAGAAATCCGGCTTCATCGATACTTCGAAGACTTCTGCTGCGAAGATCATTTCCGCCCATACCACGGGCTCCGCTGCTGCCTTCACCATCCCTGCCCTCGCTTCCGCCCCGATTGCCGGAGATGTCGTGCGTGTCATCAGCGCTGACGGCCTTTCCATCGAGTCATTCGAAGTAGGTTCCGGCTCAACCACGACCTCGGTAGTCATCAGGGCGGCCATCAACGGCTTCTCGACCAACTACCCAACAGCATCGCAGTACGTAGGAGGAAAGCTCTGGCTCTATACAGGGACAGGGGCGACCGCTGGCGAAAAATCCACGACAGGTACAGTGGCATGCGCCGTGACCGGCGATGATATCGATGGAATGGGCGTCGTGTACGTGGACGCCAATAACCCCAATTACTAAGGCTTTCGATGGGCATAGTCGCGATCGGAAAAGAAACGCTATACGACTCTAATGACTCACCCATCGCTATGCTCTCTCAGGATAGGTGTTCCCTTCCTGCCGATGCTTCGGGGAATGTCACGACCTTCTCCGGGGCAGTATCAACGTTGAGCGTTCTCATATCCGGCATCGATGATTCTGCCAATTGGACAGTGACCGTTGCGGTATCCGGGCTTTCGGGTTCGCTCTCTGGAAAGACCTATACTGTCACCTCCATGACTTCTGATTCTGGCTATGTCGATTTCACTGCGAAAAGGCCTGGGTATGCTGACCTTATAAAAAGGTTCCATGTAGCGAAGGTGAGGCAAGGTACTCAAGGCGGTCCCGGACCTGCCGGACAGGATGCTCCCCGCTGCCGTGGGCTATTTCCCTACCTCTCAGCTCCGGCAAGCCCCGCCGTCAGTGACCTTGTTGTATGGTTCTCAGCAACGCAAGCCTACCGCGGAATCTACAGCTATTCCGGCGCTGACTGGGTAAGGCTGACCTCCCCGACCCCCGATCAAGTCTCACGGTGCTTCCTCTATATTCTCGATGCGACGAGACAAGGGTATGGATCTTCGAGCGACTATGCACCCGGATCAGTTGCCTTTGAATCAATCTTTGCCAGCTTCATTGCAGCCTTGCAGATCGCCATTGCATCAGGCGGAAGTATTCGCGGAGGTTCAAGGTTTGACGAATATGGTAATGTCGTCAATGGAAGCGCGAAAGGTTTCTGGCTCGGTGCCGATGGCAATCTCTATATCGATTCTGCCTACCTTACCAATGTCTCTCTCATGGGGGGCGGAGAGTTTGGAGGATCGATTAACACACCGCTCCTAGAAGCGATCCCGGCTGTGGATGTTCCTGTTTGGACTGCTCCAACGGCTCCTTGGAGCGGTGCAACGTTCTGCGATTATTTTAATCTCTACTCCTTGCCTGTTGGTGTGAACCTGTCATGGACCGGAACCTTCGGCAACCTTCAGTATCATACCATTCGTAAAATCAGCGGTGATGCATATTCATTGATAAATGGCTCTGGATGGATCACCATCGAAAGAGCAGGAACCTATAGCTACAGCGGAACTATCGATATCGTGACTCTCGCAGGCTCCTTAAAGCTAAAAGGAACAACCAGTGTCACCGGAAATCTTCTTCCAAATGGCTCGAATTCTTTTGATATTGGGGATGCTGGATCGAATAAATGGCGGTACGGCTATTTTTCAGCGTTGTACGGAGCTGTTGGGAATGATTTCGCTGATGCGCTCGATATGCCCACTGACGAAATCGAACCCGGATTTGTCGCATCGTTCCATAAGGGTGTTATCAGGAAAACTGCTCATCGGAATGATCCGGCAGCATTAGGAATTATCTCGGATACCTACTCTTTCCGGGCAGGCGTAGAAAACAAGGGAGCGCCTATTGCTGTTGCCGGGTATGTCCTTGCACATGTTGATACCGCCTACAAGGCTGGGACGAAGCTCACTGCATCGAGAGATGGATGCCTTACACGTGCCTATCCTTGGGAAAGAACGCTCGCATTGTTCATCGCCACGCCAATAGCTTCTCACTGGAATGATGTGCAAGTACGAGGGCGTTCAATTGTGAAGGTGGCCTAAAACGTCAGGCGAAATCCTCGTTACGAATGCCGCCTTTTCAAAGACGAGCGGGTGGCAATACTACAATTCGAGCAGAGTCACCATGGGGCCTGATGTTGTAACCCGGTACATAAACGGGCATCGATGCGGAGCAAATGCAAGGCTCTATGACACGATCTTCACCGACAACAACCTGACCATGACCATCTATTACGCAAGCGTAGATGGAGGAACCTGGTACGCAAGCAACTCGGTCAGTTGGGAAGCCGTAAATGGTACTGCTATCCAGGAAATCTACTGTGCAAATGCTCATGCAGGGTTCTTGCGTTGGCGTGTTGATTGGCAAGCTACTGGTGGTGATAGCAAGACCTATGTTGATTATTCATGCCTAACCGCTTTCGCTGCTTATGATGCAGATCGCGTTACCTCTCCTCGGCACTCGATAGGCAAGAAACTCTATGAGCTTGCCTCATGGAATTTTTCAAGTTCATTTCCAAATCTCAATACAGTCGCAGGGAACCTGCTCACAACGGCAAGAGTCATCATCGCAGCCTAGGAGGTTAAATTGGGCATTTTCGCAGACATCGACGGAGCTTTCACGACAACTCGAGTCCCGATGAAGGACGTGTACCTTCGCATTAACCAGGTTTCGGTAAACCCGAAATTCCAAGTAGTCCGTATCTCATTATTCGGATACGTGAATAAAGACTCAGGGCAGCTTCTTAGAAATGAAGAGTATGAAATGGCGCGATATATCGATTCAGTATATCAAACCACCGGGATAAGCCTCACGAATGATGCTCAGATTACGATGGGCTTTCTGATCAACCGCGACGCTTCAATTCCGCCAGCGCAAAGCCCTATGGAGCCAACCCCTATATTCCGGGATGTCTACACGGTGAAGTTGTCTGAACTAAACGCTAGCGCGATGACAGTCTCGGCTCTGTATCCCCACCTTTATACAGCCCTTAAAGCCGATCCGAGGTTTCAAAATATTCGAGACGATCTCTAGGAGAGTCGATGGATCAGAATATCCCTGTCGTTCTCGCCATAGCTTCATTACTTGGGAGCCTCATTGTTATTGAACGTTTTCGTAGCGATAAGAGGGCCGTCGCCGTGAATGATGGAAGAAAAGAACAAGTAAACATGCAAGTCCGCGAAGATATCGTGGATCTTAAAAAGCGAGTGAACGTTCTTGAGGAGAAATTCAACGCGAACAACATAGACCTAGCTGAGATTAAGCGAGATATGAAATACGTTCTTGAAGCCTTAGGGAAGATAGAAAAGAAGCTTGATAAGGAAGGTGCATGAGCCGATCGCTTAGCGACCTAAAGGAACCTTTTCGTACCAAGGCGACGGCTTTCCTGGCCGACCTCAATAGTGATCCGCGTTTTCAGGCGCTCGGAGTCGTTTGCTTCATCACGGTTGAGACGCTTCGAGAGTTGGATGTCCAGCTTGCCTATGGGGCAAGGCTCCTCGCCAAGTATGCCTCTGCCGAATACCCCATCATGGCGGTCGAATTCGTGCAGAAGATGTACAAGCGAGCCGGGCTCTATGAGATCAGCACCAAGGAAGCGCTTATCCCGAATACCTGGACCTTGAAGAGTAAGCACCTGGAAGGCCTTGCGATCGATGTAGCCCCTTCCCGCGATGGTAAGTCCTTCTGGTGGGCTCCGCCAACCTGGCCGGGATGGGACTTCATGGGGGAAATCGCTATAAAACATGGAATCGAGCCGGGTTCCAGGTGGAAGGGCAACAAGGATTGTCCTCATTTCGAGGAGCGGGCTGCATGAAAGCAGTTAAGAAAGGCGAGTCATGGAGGACAGGAATCTTTATCCTCACTGGGCTCTATCTCGTAACGCTTTTCGTCTCCCCGCAAGCACTTGAAGTCGTGGGTGGGCCGATAGTCTATGCCATCAGCTTCGCTACGGTGGGGTATATCGGCGGGAATGTCGCTGATAACGCGGTAAAGGGGCGGTTTTACCGTCAGGAATTGGATCAGGAGTCAGGATGTGTCGAAAGGTAGTATCCGTAGTCATGCTATTGCTTGCTTGCTCGGTGTCTTGTTGGGGGGAGGCGCGGTTTTTGGGTTATACAGATCAACGCTCAGCAACCAGCGAGCAGCCTTCGCAACCACTCTCGACGCTTTGGCAGAAAGCCGACGAATCGCTGAGGATTATCGAAGAGAGCTTGATAGCGCAAGGCGAGCCAGTACAGAACTTGTCGAAAGACTTGCCAGTACTTTACCAGAAATCTCAAGAATTGCAGGAGAGCGTGAACGCGCTCTCGCAGCGGTTCGAATCCTTCGAGAGAACCTTCAACAAATTAAGCCATGATTTCAATAAGGTAGTATTTCTATCTATTACAGAAATATTGCTATTCATTAGTGTCGGGTCAGCAGTCGCTGTTATAAATCGATTAAGAAGCCAAGAGTCTCAATAAATGATGTGATTTTTATTGACGTTCAGATTACGGAGGAATAATATCAAGATAATATTATAAAATCTCAAGAAAGTGAGGGCCTTGACTATGATGCTTTCTATAGAAGCGTTCTTAAAAGCATTTCAAATTGTATGGCAAAATGAGCTAAAAAACCCAGATTCATTGGCACAAAAAAATCCATGGAATATTGACAACCGAGGGGATTGGACCAAGTACATTTTAAGTAAGAAGAATGGGCTGCTCTCCAAGATGGTACCTAATCTGCAAGAGGTTGATCCGAACCTTGCATATACTAGTGAATGGTATACTGTTGATGGCTTATTTATCGGTGGTGTTGACCTCTTTCGGGAAGATTTAAGTTACCCTTCAGCTATCTATACACTGATTGAACATGAGCTTGACAGTAATATAGAAGAAGAAATCTGGAAATTACTACATTGGCGATGTCCGTTAAAAGTACTTTTCTTTTATGATTGGGCAGAAGATGATAAAGGTACAGCTGCGCGAAAAGATTTTATAAAAGAAAAAGTAAATACAGCAATATTTATGAAAAACAAAGTCTCTGAGTTTTGGACTGAGAATAGTAGTACCCAATATTTGTTCTTAATCGGAAAACGAAAAACACTAAATAGTCAAATTACATGGAATTACTGTACTAACTCCGACCTTCAAATTAAGCCACTTTAACATAGTCTCAAAATGGAGGCACTTCGATGTCAAACAAGGTAAGTCTTCCGAGTGATTGGATATGGGACGGGAAATTACTAAAGCCGAAATATGGTGCAACAGCGTCGAATTCATGGCTGTTCGACGGGAAGAAATTTAAGCCATATACCGGAGCGACATCATCAAATACTTGGGAGTTTGATGGACGCAGGATTAAGCCTGCCTACGGCGCTACCTCCTCTAATACATGGGAAGTGACCGCAACACAATTAAAGCCAGCTTATGGAGCCACGAGTTCGAATACTTGGGATAGGAATAATCAACCGATTGCAGTGCTTATAGGGAAAGTTATCGGGCTGTTTTAAAGGCTTACTTCTATTACGAGCAACAACCTGAACTGATTCTCTGCATATTCTCAAGGAGTAGCAAATGTTTTATATACAATCACTGAGTCCCGAGGACTGGCGAAAACTACTAGCGCAACCAGAGAAACAGTGGAAAGATGGATATTCTGCAAAAGAATTAGCAGAAGCGTGGCAAAATTCATCAGGTTTCCCTGAATGTGTGAAGTCGGTGTTGATAAAAAGTGGTTTAGCTGGTGAAGAAAAAATTGAGTTCATTCAAGGCTTGCCAGAATTCAAGGTAGCATTGCCTGGCGGGAATCGTGCCTCACAGACTGATTTATTTGTACTTGCAAAGCTGAATGATGAATTGGTTACAATCATGGTTGAAGGTAAGCATAATGAGCCATTTGGTCCTACGGTCAGGGCTTGGAATACAGAAAATCCCAAAAGCGTTGGTAAAGAAAAACGCCTAGCATTCTTACGATCACTTATTGGGCTAGATGATATAGATATTGATGACCTTCGATACCAGCTATTTCATCGAACAGCCTCAGCAATCCTCACAGCAAAGAAGTACAATACTAAAAAGGCTATCATGATGGTGCATTCATTTAGTCTAGCAAATGATTCCTATCTTGATTTTGCAGATTTTGCGAATCGACTTGGCTACGCAGCTGGAATAAATAACTTCACAGATTATAAAGAGAAGTCCGGTGTACAGCTATCCTTGGGGTGGGTTAATGATATGCAAATTAACGAATACACTGCGGTATTTTGAGTCTCACAGAATAGGATAATGCAGTTGTTTTATCACTTTCACTCTCGATTTCTAATATATTTGGAACCATGATAACCACTCTAGCTAAGACTTGAGTTGTCACCCAAGTCTTGGCTAGAGTGGTTCTAAAGTCGAATTAGAACTGCTATCGAGAAAAATATTACGCACTCTTCTTCTTGAAATTGATTACTTGTCCAAAAGCTTCATCTGCCGCCTGATTCAATGTCTTCAATTGCCCTTCCAGCTCATGATTCGCATAATGTTCGAGCATTTCAGTTGTTGAATGGCCGGTCGCATGTGCAACAATCCTTGCATCAAGCTTAGCAGCAAGCTGAGCGGTAAAATAGTGCCGCCAAGAATGAAAGCAGAGTCCTCGTTCTTTTCGTTCTTCTTCCTTGATCCCAATCTTATCTAGAGCATCATAGAATCCATCTAGCAATACATTCCCTACCATCGGCTTATCCGGTAAAAGCCCATAAAAGACAAAGCCTTTGCGTCCATGTGGATTAGAATCAACCAGAGCAATCAGCTCTTTCCGAATCGAAGGAATAAGAGGAGCTATTCGCTCCTTCGAGGTTTTCGTACACTTTAGCCCGTCTTCCACTGACCATGAATGCCGGACATATATGCGATCTTCTCCGATGTCTTCACGCTGCAATGCCAACACTTCCCCAGCTCTTAGCCCGGAAGTCATGGATAGTTTAGAGGCTAGCTTTGCCCTTTCATCTTTCCATTCAACTTCAAAAAGCCGCTTTGCCTCTGATTCCGTCAGGATTCCACGCTTTTTTGCTTCACCTGAGAACCGCATAAGCCCTTTTGTTGGATCAGTGGTGATTTCATCATGCATGTATGCCCATTTGAGCGGGAGGCATCCCGCATTCATGATTCCATTGATTGTCGCAACCGATATACGCTTCTTCGATAGTGATTTTTTAGGCTTCTTTCCCTTATTCCCGCCGACTTGCTTTTCAGCCAGCCATAAAGAGAAATCACGAATCTTCTGTTTGGTGACCTCCCCGATCATGAGTTCCCTTCCAAAGTACTCTTCCCAATAGTGGATACGATGCTGACAATCGAGGGCATGATAACGGCCAATTCTTTGACCGTGGAGAAGTTTTTCCTTGATATAGGGTGATTTATCGAAATCCCAGAAGGTTTCCTGATATTCAATAAGCTTCGCTGTTGAGCTTGAGTTCGCAAGCAAAGCAGATTCGAGATACTTAGCACTCTTCAATGTGACAAGAAGGGTATCAAGCTGCGCTTCTGAAAGCTTCTTGGTCCGGATAATCTGGACAACCGAGTTGACGGCAATATCATTCTGGATCGATTGTGTAGCAGCCTCTTCATCTTTAGAAAACCCATTACTCATCCATTCTATAACGACGCGATAGGCATCCTTCTGGTTCTTCTTCTTTGTTGAACGCTGGATACCGGGCATACCAGTAATAGGGTCCTTGAACTGAACGTAATAGACTCCGTTCCTAAGGTAGAGTGAGAATTCTTGATTGTTCAT